TTTTTCGGTGGTTCAACTTCTGTGTCTTGCGTGAGGTGGTCGGTCTGCGGTGTGTCCTCAATTTCGACCATAACATAGGTGCTGCCTTCAATCTCGCCACCCTGCCAGCCTTCGGCAAACGATGTCTGCGGGTGGTTGGTGTGTGGATAGGATGGAAACTCTAAGATTGTGTCACCGTTTATTTTTGCGTATTGCATGATTGATTAGCTCCGAGTGAAGATTGAGACTCTGTTGCCTGTGCTGCCGACGGTTTGGCTGCTATTAGTTGCATAAACGCTCGTGCCATCTGCGGAAATGCACACGCCGTAAGGTTGTGTGCCAGTTGCAATTGTACTAGTACCAGATAGCGCACCTGTGGTCGTGTTGCGTGTGAAAATCGAAACTGTGTGAGAGTTGTAATTTGCTGTGTAAACGCTCGCACCATCTGCGGAAATGGCCACACTGTAAGGAGCTGTTCCGGTGGCAATCGTACTAGTGCCAGATAATGCGCCTGTGGTCGTGTTGCGTGTGAAAATTGAAACTGTGTTGGATGCGCTATTAGCTGTATAAACGCTAGCACCATCTGCGGAAATGCAAACAGCTCTAGGCACAGACCCAGTAGCAATCGTGCTGGTGCCAGATAGCGCACCTGTGGTCGTGTTGCGAGTGAAGATTGAGACGTTGCTGGAACTTAAATTAGCTGCGTATACGCTAGTGCCATCTGCTGAAATGCAAATGCCGAGAGGAACACTTCCAGTTGCGATTGTGCTGGTGCCAGATAGCGCACCTGTGGTCGTGTTGCGTGTGAAAATTGAAACTGTGTTGGATGCGCTATTAGCTGTATAAACGCTAGCACCATCTGCGGAAATGCAAGCGTCGTATGGACCTGTTCCGGTGGCAATCGTGCTGGTGCCAGATAGCGCACCTGTGGTCGTGTTGCGTGTGAAAATTGAAACTGTGTTGGATGAGTAATTAGTTGCGTAAACGCTCGCGCCATTTGCGGAGATGCAAATGCCGAATGGACCTATTTTGGTGGCAATCGTACTAGTGCCAGATAATGCGCCTGTGGTCGTGTTGCGTGTGAAAATTGAAACTGTGTTGGATGAGGCATTAGTTGCGTAAACGCTCGTGCCATCTGCGGAAATGCAAATGCGTCTTGGACTAGCCCCAGTAGCAATCGTAGTGGTGCCAGATAATGCGCCTGGGCCTGCGCTTAATCTAACAACACCCATGATTTTTCTAGAGATAGGCATTAGAAATTCTGGCCTCCAACCATGGCATACCATGTGGTGCCAGACCCATCCCAAGTATTGAGTACGAATATATCTACCTTGGCATTGGTGCTTGTAAGTGTGGGTGCCGTACCACCTGACCACTTTACCGAAGCTGGCCAAGTGACTGCTCGAGCTGTTCCGTCACAAGTGAAAGCCAAAGTCAAACCATATGCCCCTGTTGGTATGTTGCTGAAGGTGATGCTGGTGATCGCTGCGTTCAAACTCACTGCAAACACATTACCCAAGGCACAGTTTAAGTTAAGCACCCCTGCCGAAATAGTCGGTGCGGTTTTCACTTCGATTAAGCCGGTAATCGTAGGTGTTGTGAGTGCTGGCGAGGTGGCGTGAACGCCTGCGCCTGACCCTGTGGAAGTAACCACACCCGTTCCGCCAGATGCCACGGAGAGCGTAGCGCTTAAGCCTGAAGCGGTTCCGGTGATACTTCCTGACGGTGTAACATAGTCGGTGCCTGGCGTTGCTACGACCATGCCGCCAGAGTTGCCTTTAAGTATGCCGCTAATTGCGCATGAAATAGTGATCGCTGGTGTGCTTGTGCTTGTGGCTACGGTTCCGGCAAAGCCGTTTACACTCACAACAGAAACGCTCTGTACTGTTCCGTTTGTGCCAGTGATCGTAAAGCTCGGATAAGTGCCAGTAACACCAATGCCAGAACCTGCCGTTAAGACTACCGTTTTATCAGAAATGAGACTGCTGTAGAGGCTATTAATTGCTGAGTCACCGGAGTTCGTGCCACTTACGGAGGCCGTTGCGGATGCGGTCAAGGTGGCACCATCTGCGATAGTAAGCGTTGCGCCGGTAGCTGGTGCCGTAACGGTGATCTTGTTAAGGCTGGTCGCTGTCGCTGCGCCAATGTCAGGAGTGACTAGCGTTGGACTCGTATCAACTACAAACTTGGAGCCGGTGCCGGTTTGGCTTGCTATCACGGTAGCATTGCCAGTGCTTGTAATTACTCCGGTAAGGTCTGCGTTGGTGGTAACTGTTGCAGCGTTTCCTGTGATCGATCCAGAAGGAACAACATAGTCGGTGCCAGAAGTCGCTGCGCTTATTGCAGTGCCATCGCCTTTGAGTATTCCGGTTATCGATGTCGTTATTGTAATCGCTGGCGTGGTCGTGTCGGTTGCCACTGTGCCAGCAAAGCCGTTTGCGGATACTACGCTTGCGGTGGTAACTGTTCCAGAGCCGCCGCCTGCTCCACTGTAAGCAATCGTAAAGCTAGGATAAGTGCCAGTAATGGTAATATCGGTGCCGTTCGTCAAAACTACCGTTTGGTCTGGTGCTGAGTTGGTAACGGTGAATGAAGGGTAAGTGCCGGTAACTGTAATGCCGGTGCCATCGGTCAAAACTACCGTCTGATCTGGATCATCATTAGTAACGATTCCGGTGGTGTTGTCGTAAGTAATTCCAGTGCCTGCCGAGATCGCAAGTCTTGCGTCTGCGTCTGTGTATTGCGTGATATCAGAATCGATAGTAAAGCTCGGATAAGTTCCAGTAACGGTAATGCCGGTGCCATCGGTAAGAACTACGGTCTGGTCAGGCTCCGAGTTCGTTACGGTAATATCGCCAGTGGTCACATCAAGAGAAATGCCAGTGCCTGCGGTCAAAGACGAAACGCCTGCGCCTCCGGTGTATGCGGTGGTTTGTACCGTGGTATCTGCGAAAGTGATTCCTAGATGTGTAACTTCCGTTCCTGTCGACGTCGAAGAGTCCCATGCTCGAAGTGTGGTTCCAGCTAATGAGTCTAGATAAAGAGGTCGTGGCGTCGCTGAGCTTTGTTCCGTGGTGATTAGCCAGCCAGCCTGCCAGTTGAATTCATACCCTACCGAGCAAACAATCGAGATACCATAGTTGCCGCTTCGTGCGGTGTCAAAGGTTCCCTTGCCGATAAATTGCCCACTGGTTCCATCGAAAACAATGTTGCCGGTCATCGTGCCGCCAGCAAGTGGTAGAAAGTCACCACCGCTAGGCGTAACAAAAGTAAGAACTCCCGCGCCGTCTGTTTCGATTACTTGCCCTGCGGTGCCGTCTGCCGTCGGAAAGGTCAGTCCGTTATTAATAAGGCCAGCAAACTCCACTGCGTCCGTTGTGTTCAAGGTCTGATCAAAGGAGTCGCCTGGATCACCCTTAAACCCTCGGCCATCGTAGACGGTCACCAGCGTTTCGCCTTGTGCGACTGTGACGATGCCAGATTCTGTGACCACTACGATATCAGGCATTATCTGGTAACCTCCGCTTTCACGGTGAAAGTGCCTTCGATGAGTCTGATCACCGTTGAGCCGTTATAAAGCTCGAGATCGTAGAAGTATTTACCAGGCGTAATCGCCTCCATCGTTGCAGCGTCAACGAGTATATCCACAGTGCCAGCGGCACCGCCAAGCGTGATTCGGGTGTTTTCGGTGGTGAGCTCCAGCGTGACGGTTGCGCTTGCTGCGGTTGGCCTTACTTGCATTGCTGCGGTGTAGCCTGTCAGATCGGTCTCGACCTCGTCAGCGTCGGTATACAATATGGTACGGGATAGGGTTGCGCCCTGTTCTGCTGCGAAGTTATATAAGCCTGCTGGCATAATGACCTCCGAAAAAAAGAATATTACCGAGGTTAACTTGGCTCGGGTGGCGATGCAAATCGCTCGCACTAGTTAGGGCGGTGGTGTAATAAATTCCATAGTAGCATTTACCGAACTTAGCCAGTAATTGTTTGAGTTGAAGAAGTCACTAACTTGGTACTTAGTGCCGGAAAAACTGCCTGGCGCATACGGAAAAAATGCGTATTGATAGAAGTAGTTTTTAGGCTTTTTAGCGCTGTTGTAAGTGCTGTACTTTATGGCAAAACTAGAAGTTGTGTAATACAATTGGCCTTCCATACCTGCCGTGGCTCCGCCAGTATCTCCTAACAACATCGGAGTTTCATAAGATTCGTATGCTAGGTCAATTGTTATAGGAATATAAAATGGTTTGTTTGGAGAACCTCCGTTGAAACCTGTCGCATTAAAAATCATCGGCGCATCTGGGGCAAAATCTTTGGAAAATGTTTCCCCTGGCTTAACTAGCTCCAACTTCATGTGCAATCTACCTGGGATATTATAGAAATTTTCCAAAGGCCCAAACCAATAGCCTGACGCTGCGTCATAGGTTAGCGTTACATCAATATCACCTATCGAAATGTCCGTGCCTTCCTTGACAAACTTCGAGTCTGTCATTGTTAGCCTGACATCAGGAATATTCATAGTGCCACTGAAGACAACGGTAACAGGCGGCCAGTAAGATGCGTGTCCTACTGCGTATATACTTACACAGGTAAAAGTTAAAGGTGCGGCTTTCAAATCAAATGTTGGCGAGATATTTCGACCACCGGCAATAGGTGGTGCGTAACTTATAAAACCTAGACCTGTGAAGTCCGATAAGGTGTTTTCAACCAATACCTCGTGCCTATATGAGATGTTTGGTTGTACAAACATATTTACATAACCATAGTGGCGGAACCTAACAAGATTAACATGAGGAAAGCCTTGTGCAATTGTCGCTATGGTGATAGATCCATCGCCTTGCGTTATGGTTGCGGTGCTTGGTGGCAAAGTTCTGACGGAAGGCGGACAACAAATAATGTCCTCTATTTCCGTTGCTCCTAGTTCAATGCACTCAGGAATATTGTAGTTTTTGTAGAACCAGTAGAGGCGTAATCCGATGCCAGCCGCTGGAAGAAGTGGAATTATTGGATTAACTTCGTCCGTTGCATTGGCCACTGTTTCATAAAGAACAGCGGAGGCGTGTATAAATTCGTTTAAACCACCAGTAGTTTGCACAAAATGCTTGCCGCCGTTTGCCGTTCCTGCAAGCGTGTAGTAGAACAAGTTCTCACTTTCATAAGTTGTTAATTTCTCCCACGGTGTAGTGCCTGGCCGAACTACATAGGGGCCGTTTTGAGATAAGACCGTTTGGTTTTTAACCAGTACATAATTGCCGTTGACAACTGTCACTCCGTCTATGGTTTGTGAACCGCTTAATGAAATATTTGCGGTAGTTGCTGCTTGAAACATACCCCAAATAGCAACAGTATTGTAAGTTCTGTAAGTTGCACCAAAATTCTTGAATCGTAAATAATAGACGGTATCTCTTTGAATAACTTTAACATTGTTTTCAAAAACGATAAAAACTACAGGGCTTGAGTCTAAAACAAACCCAACGCCCAAAACTGTTTTTGCTATTTTATTGGCGCCGTAGGTGCCTTCCGCTGCTTTAATAAAACTTCCATTTGTTAAAGTGCCATCTCTTGCCCATAATCCTGCTGATGCTAAATAAACACCGTTCTGTGATTGTGCCGATTGGTCTTTAACCAATACTCTTTCACCTGCTCCAACTTCCACGCCGTCAATAGTTTGTGAACCAGACAAAGTAATATTTGTAGTGGTTGCCACCTTGCAAGCATTAAAATGATAAATATCTTCAAAATTAAATACTGTGCTTGAAGAGTAATTTATGTAATCAACAAGCACCGGATTTATTTCTAATGCTGATAAATCTGATGGACTGCTTAGTTTTACGCTGAAACCTGGAGAGTATGGGCCATTAAATCTGAAAATGCTGTTGCCGCTTAACTCGCCGGTGGTCGAATTTACTCCTTCTACATCTCCTTGCCAAACGGCAGCTTGTAACGGTGTTAGTTGCATTACAGCGCTTCCAGTGCCACAACTCTGGCGGTTAAGTCTTCGATGGCGTCGAGCATTGCTTGAATGTCCACGGTTGCAAACTCGACCGCAGTTGCTCCAGAGTTGACCTTAAGAAACTTTCCACCTGCGCTAGTGTAGCTCGCAGGGAAATCGGTTGCGCCTTTGAGCGTGAGTGTTCGCCAACCCTTGGCGCCTGCGTTAGTGGTTGCGTAAAATCTGTCATTGCCTGGGCTTGCCGTGTCGTTCACCAGCTTAAGCGCCGTCCATGCTGGTGAATTTGGATTACCACCTCCGGTGAGCGAGTTGGTCGTTGTCACATTATTCGCCGAAAAAACTACGGCAGAATTTGCGCTGTTGACGGTTAAAGAGTAGTAGGTGCTAGAGCTTCCATAGGTTGCAGGCGAATCACTAAGAGCGATAAAAGTGGTATAGCTTGGCCCTTCGCCTATTGCGCCAAACTCTAGCGCAGTAGCAGCATCATTGACCTTAACCACTCGGCCTTGGTTTCCTAAGTAGCTCGATGGCGTAACATCGGACAAAGCTAAGAATTGCCTTATGACTGCGTTATCGTAATCAGCACCTGACAAAGTAACGGTTGAAACTTCAATGCCTGTCGGTGTGCAGATAACATCCGTAACGACTTCAATGGTTGCGGAACCGCCCGAAGCCGTCTTCACCACAAACACGGGCAAGCCTGCCGAGGTGTAGCCCGAGAACTGCCCCATGTAGTGACTACCAACTGCGAGCGCGGCACCGTTTAACTCTTTGATCTTAACCTCATTTATGTCGTTCATGGTGTTGGCGCTGGCGTGGTAGTCCACCCGCTGCCCGGTGTTGAGGGGCGAACCTAGCGCCGTCACCTTCACCACCGACATCGTGGAACCGCCGAGCATGGGCCCGATCCGTGTCGGCGTGGTCGTGTCGCCCTCGACCGCTTTCACGACGCGGGCGATGCGTCTGGCACTATCTTCTGTAAAGCCGTAGGCGCTGGACATTAAAGTATTTTCCTGTAGATGGGGGTGAGATAGGAGTAATCAATGTCGTCGTAAATACGGAAGCGAAGGAAGCCTTCGTTCGCCTCAGTAGGGAAGACCCCATGATCGAGAGGAATGCCAGTGTCACCTATGATGACTACCCCATTCGGGAGAACATTACCCGCAACATCTCGAGCCGTGATCAGTTGGGTGCCGTTCCATTCGGTGTAGCTATGATTCAGGACTAACGCATCCCAGCTTTCTTTATCTAGTAGGTATTCAAGCGAGATCCTCCAGTACTTGACGCCGTTCTCATAGACCCTCTTTGCGGTGACTTTATCGAGGAGCATACTGCGGGCAGGGAAACCCGAGAACGCATCCGCATTGACGCACTTGACCCGTGCCATCCATGTGAGAGCGACGAAGGTGGCACTGTTAAATTCTAGCTTCATAGTGAGTAACGGCTTGTGAGACATCACCGGAGGGTCGAAGCGCTCGCCGTTCCCATTCACCATCGGCTTGCGTGGGGTGCTAAAATCTTTGTCGAGAACCCATTCCTTGTCGCCCGTACTAAAGTCGATGTCCGTGGGCCTCGTCAGCGGGTTCTCGTTCGCCTCGCTGGCCTTCTCTTCGGGTGATGCTCCCTTGTTCTGGCTCGCTACCTCGGGCGTCTGCGCTGCGCTCGGCGTGGAGCTCGGTGCCACGGTGTCGATGTTGGAGTTGTAACTGCAAGTGATTTTCCAGAAGTGCGGGTCTTCCATCTGCGAGGCAGTCCTGCCGACACAGAAGGCTTTATCATATTTTGGGTGCGCTGAGAACATGGCGGGCAGGTTCTCACCGAAGAGGTTGGGCACATCGTCGGCCACATCGTTCGTCTGCACAATGAACGAACGCACCAGCGAGACCTGGCGCTTGCTGTCATCACTGCCGGTTCGGCCTTCAAAAGTTTCGTAGGTGTTCACGACTGCCATGAGGGCTCCTTTAAACTTGAACGATGTTCATCTGGTTGTTGTTCGCCGTTGCTGCTGCGATCGCTGCCAAGTAGTTATTTCTTGCGGTGTCTTTTTCTTCTGCACGCTGTTGTAGCCTTAGTAATCTATCTGAGGCACTTTCCCCGCCGTTTGCGTTCTGTATCTTGAGCACTTGCGAGAAAGCCGCTGCCGAGCCCTGCATGAGTGCGGCAGGGTTTTTCAATTCTTCCATCGCTCCCACGCTGCGTTCTAGTTCGTCAGCAAGTTGCGCTGCACCCGCTGCGAAAAGATCAGGCCGATCCGCAAGGGTCATTTGCAATTCTTCCATTTTTCTGCGATAGGTTTCGAGTGGGCTTTCAATGTTGGAAAGCTCCCTGATCCAGGCGGGCATCTGATCACCGCCCATAAAGGCGTTAAGGCCTGAGACATCGAGGGCGTCAAACTGCGATTGAATCCCACTGATTGAGTTGGCGTACTCTTCGTTCGTGATTGTGCCTCGCTCAAGCTGCATATCAAGAGCAGCAAAGGCTTCATCTTTGACCTTTTCAAGAGAAGCACCCATCTCTTCAACGGAGATGTTTCCAAATGCTAACTGCCTTTGGAACAATGCAATTGCGGAAGCTGTGCCACCTGAAAGCTGCTTTAAGAAAGCGCCATACCCTATAGTCTCGCCCAGCATCCCTAGATGGAGGCCATCCGTGAAGGTGTGGAAGTTGCTTTCAATCTTATCCAGTGCCGTTGCAGTATCGAAACCTTCCGAGGATGCGCCAGCGAAAGCATCGTTAAAGCTCTTCATAAACTTTGCGACGATGCCCTCGGCTGTGTTCATGCCTGTGTTGCCGATCGATTCTAAAATCGATTTGAATGCGTCATTCATTTTTTTCTTGATTGCTTCTGCATCGATGCCTGGGCCGCCACCATCAACCTTGCTATTAGCGTAGAGCCCGCCAGTTATGCCACCGATGATCAATCCGGGGACAGCGCCTAAGCCACCCGCTGTTGAGCCAGCAAGAAGGCCACCGCCTGCGCCAGCGGCTATACCTGCCACGATTGCTGCGAACTTCTTGAGCCCGCCTACTGCGTTAATGATTTCATTGATTACGGTGATCGCCCCGCTCATTACCGACTGCATGGAGACCATCACCGCTTGAGCGAAGGAAACAACCACCGCCCTAATGCTGTCGATATTTCCGACCGCTACATCCGCGCCGCCCATTGTGGTGAAGAAGTTCACCAGTCCCGAGAACGCTTGAAATAACACATCCCGCACCACCGAGAGAACCATGCCTATATTTTTTATTGCTGGAATCAACGAATCAAAGTTACTGCGTAAGTTTTGCATGAAGCCGATCAGGCCTTGCGAGAACCCTTTTAAATCCAAAGCTTCCACAATGACTGCGCCGAACTCGGTGAAGAAACCCTCCACCTCGCCAGCGAGCCGAGCGTAAATACCCTTAAGTGTTCCGGCTTGCGCCTCTGCCTGCTTGATCACCTCGGGGTTGCTTTGCATATTGTTCAACGCGTTGAGCGCTGTCGCAGTCCCGACTTCATTGTTAGCCAGCATCCCCATCGCTTCTTGTGCGCTGATCGCTCTGCCCTTCACTATTGACAACCTTTGTGCCAGTGCATCGTAAACCGGTAAGCCCATTGAAAAGAGTGTTGCGAAATCATCTTTGGAAACTTGCCCGGTGCGGGTCATGTTCTGGGCGACTTCCCCTAGTTTATTAAACACATCCGTAGCACCCGAGCCAGCGATGAGGGAGGTTCGCCCAAAGCTTTCAATCATGCGTGCTGCGTCTGCGCCCGAGACCCCGAGGCCGAGGAAGCCCGTGGCGAGCTTGCCGACCGCATCTTGTGCGATGCGCCCCTGGTTGGCGATCTCGCCCATCACGCCACCAAGACGCTCTGCATTGGCTTCGCCTGCGAGCCCCTTAATTCGGGTCAGTATCTCTTCGGTGTTTGCAAAAGCCATCACCGCTCGGTCGTAGATTTTGTACACGCCATAAGAGGCGAGAGCGCCCCCGATCGCGGTGACCGGGTTCATGATGAGGTTAGTGACGCTTTTGAAAATAGAAGAGGCAGCGGACTTGATTTTGGTTTCGACATGGGTGAGGAACGATGCGAGCTTTGACTTGGCTTGCGATTCTTTTGCGGCATCGCCACCACCCACTGGAGCTTGCCCGCCCTGGGTAAGAAGCTTCAGCGCATCCTTGCCTGAGATCGCACCCGAGGCGATCCGCTTCATGACTTCTGCGGTTGTTACTGCTTTACCTTCAACCTTGGAAAGTTCCTTGGCCATCGCATCGAACGCTTTCACGCCCATGCTTTCCAGCGCCTGAATGTCTTTAAGGAGAACCTTGTCCGACTCGCCGATCTTTCCGAGTATGCCAGCGAAAGCCTTGCTCGCTTCGCCTGCGTTTTTCGCAAACTTGCCGATGCCTTTGCCAAACTTGTCTAAGGTTGAAGTGATGGTGTCCGCATCGAGGCCGAGCTTCTTGAGCGAGACCGCAAAGGCAAGCGCATCGTCTGCTCCCAACTTCGAGGTCTTGGCGAACTTATGAAGTGCATCCCCCATGACCCCGGCGACATCATCATCAAAGTGTTTCGAGGCCTCGGCAGTGACTGCCTCGAGGCTTCCCATGTCCTCTTTAACTTTGTCGAGGTTGGTGATGAAGTCGGTGATCGACAGGCCCATCGAAACATTTAATGATCCGATAGTTTTTGCCATCATCGACTCCTAGGTTTTCTTAGTGCCCATCGCTGTCGCCCACGCTTTGAGCCCTGCGAAGTTGTCAGGCTTCTTGTTTTCCCCGTACCAGTCCGGGATGAAGTCTTTCACCTCGAGCACCTTTGTCTCGCTGCCTCGCCACACATTCGCTGTCGTTGAGCACACCTGCGCTGCATGAATGTCGGCACGGTCTGCGTCCAGTGGCTCGATCGTTGAGAAAGCCATCCACTCAGTCAACTCCTGGGCATCCATGCCATCTAGGAGCTCCGAGACGGTTTTCTTTAAGTGCCCAGCAAGACGGAATAGAAACCGCCTCCCCGGACGCTCAATTAGTTTTTTCTTGCTTCCTCGACTGCACCGCCACTCATGCCATTATGTTTGGCGCACGCGTCGAAGAGGATGCCAACAAGAGGCGCAGGCATCTCGCCCACAGCTTCGACCTCGGCATCGGTAAAGATGCGCTTGCCCGCTTCATCAGCGATGGATCTCACCACGAGCTTCGCTCGGATGTTGCTCAAGTTGCCCGACTTCGAGCCCGCACTGATTTCACTTTCAAGTTGATCACGCTCACGGGAGCTGATCACTCGGAGAAATACTTTGCCACCGAGCTCGGGGATCTCGATCTCCCCGAGCTTGTACACGCTGCCTGCACTTAATAACTTTTGCTTGTCTAAAATGTGAAACTCCTTAATCAAAAGTCGAAGGTGATTTTGCCTACTGGTTTAACGCCCACGGTAGCTTTCACCGTGTTATCGCCCGTTGCGATGCCATCGACTTGACATTTGGTCACGATACCTTGGAAGCTCACCGAGCCGCCAATGCCTGCATCTCCGAGGGAGATGGAGCAAGCTTGCTCTGCGTCTGCGCTAGGGAGGTCGAGCATTGCAGCGACTGCACCAATGCCAGCGCCAACGCCCACGATTACCGTGGCACTCATTTCGCCACCATCGACCATGCCCGCTGCGTACTCTTTCGCATTGTCCTCACTGCCAAGGTTGGTGATATCAACTGTTCCACGGGTTGCGCTCGGTGGTGTGATGTCGGTCAATCCGCCGAGCGTGGTGCCACCGATGGTGATGGACGACCCTTGTGTTGTGACTGCTGCCATGATTAAGACTCCCTATAGATGATGGAAAAATCCAAAGACGAATGATAAAACACGGTGTCCGAGCCTTCAAAAAACTCGGGCTGATCCTGTTCGTCACTCACACTAACGCCGAGAACGACCACCCCCGAAGAGGTGCCGCGAAAGTTGTCCATCACGACTCGCATTTGATTCATGATGGTTTCAACTTCCGATTGTGTTGTTGCGATTACATCGCACTGCATTCGCACTTCAGGCACCTTGGTGTTGCCGCTGTCGAGCGTGGCCGACCTTATGGTGCTGATGCGATGGTAAACAATGTAAGGAAGAACGGGCTTTTGTGGCGCACGACCGGGATAAATGCGGGTGCCCACGTAACCAGACATCGTAGCATCGTCGATTAGTCGGGCGCGAAGGGCTTTGCTAGCACTCATGATGCGCCCTCGTTGATGGTGTCGTTTAGGATCTTACCCATCACATCGATCGCCTTAGTCTTGTTGTTGTCCCATGCCCTGCGAAGAAAAGGAAACGGTGCTGAGCCTGGGTGAATCGCACCTTGAGCTTTTGCCTTTGCACCCTTACGCTTTAATAAGATTTCATTCGTCAGGTCGTTCTTGCCGGTTGGGTGCGCTGCGGTGCCGTACTCAACAAAGTGAGCGTACTTGGTCGGGATGCGCTCGACGCCACCAATGATGCGCCCTGCTCTGCGCTCTGCCCCGATAACCGAGTAGCCGAACTGGGCACCCTTACGCAGTACCA